CTATTTTTTTCAATATATTAAGGATGGTGTTAAAAATTCATATGGTAAAATTATTAATAAAATCTATTCTTTACGAGCATCGTATAAAAGTCTGATACCTGACGCTGTATCATTAAAGGATTTACCCATAGATGGTGCTGAACAAGAAGTACAAGATGCATCTAGTGCTACAGGTAGCGTCATAGGCGCATCAGGTAGCGCCGGTTGGACGTCCATAACAGATGCGTACAATACCAACATAGATAACTCAAATCTAAATATGATAGTACAAGGCGCCGGGGCCGGTATAGTTATATTAATAATAGGTATGTTTATAGCCAGGAGTTCGTTAATAGGTAAAGTAGAACAAAAGTAAATTATATTCTATAATTTTGTATGTCTTTTTCCTGTTGTTTATAAAAAAAATCTAAGTCATATCTAGGTTTTTTTTCCATATCTTTCAGTTCGCTAAATAATTTATAAATAAATGCGGGCTGAAAATTCATTAAATAAACTATCAATAAACTTATCGCTATGAAACCACCAAAATATATCCGTTCTTTATTTTCTCGTGGGTAATACAAATCCAAATAATAATACCCAACACATATCGCTAAAATTAAGAGTAATGAAAACATATATATATATATTAACTACCTATTTTAACTACCTATTTTACTTCTTACATCTGACTATTTCCAATACAATTCTTTTACTTTGATATCATTAGAACTACTAGTTGTTAAATACGGTTTGAATGCGTCATCTATATAAATAGTTAAATTCTGTTCTTTTATTACGGGTGATTTGGACGTCCATTTTTCTTTTTTCAACATATTAGATAAATGTTTGACTCTACCATCGGGTCCTCTTAACAAACCAGATTTTTTAACTCTCCACTCACATTGCATCGCCTCTACCATGGTATCAAAACCGTCGATGATACAGATAGGGTACCAGCCAGTCCTTTTACTCGTATACTTCGCACCCCCTTTTATCTCTTTATTGTGCTGTCTAAATCTCCTAAAGAAATCATTTGTCATCCCAACATATGAAAATTTATCGGATTTAAGAATATACACTAAGTATGTCATTTATTAGTAAGTATTAATTAAATTTTACCTTTAAATACATGGACTAAGAATATTATTATATTCAGATCATAAACCTGTAATATCCTTTTAAGATCTACGATAAAATAAACAATAGGGTTTTTGTCTAAGTAATTCGTCTTCATCAATATCTCTAACATTGGTATCGTTATACTGACGCCACTTACCGTCTAACTCATTTTTACACATCGCATAGTAATGCCCACCACCTAGGGAACCGCTCTGAATACATATACCTGATAAACTATAGTTTTTTCCTTTTTTCTCATAATCAACTAAATAATCATCTAAGTCTAGGTGTAATGGAAATTCCACAAAGTCATCTTTTTTTGATCTGTTTGAGTATCTTTTGAGCAAAATTATGATAACATTTGAAGTTTTCCATAATTTAATTTTTTTATCGGGATTTACTTTTTGTTTACATTTATCGCACGTCCACAGATTATCCGCATCCAAGGTAGTTTTATTAGTATATGATGATAAACAATCATACAAATTAGAATCTGGTTCGGGTATCTCTAAAGATAAAACCATAAACGGATCAAAATTGACGGTGTAGTAATCACATTTTGAACACGATGTAATTGATAATTGCTGAGAATAAAATTTTTGAATAATATAAGAATAATCATCTTTAAAGAAATCTGACCAAGAATTAACAGATTGTACCTGTAACTTTTCTAATTGATTTTTAGGTGTGCCCTCTACTGATATATCGGCCTTAACTTTTACCGATTCGTGTAATAAATTCATAAAGATATTGATAAATTCTTCGGTATCGTTTTGATTAAAGTTATGAAAACTTATATCTTTTTCATTGCAACATGACATAAATTGTTTTAAGAACGGCGTAGGTACTACTACATTCTCACCTAGAGAAGACCATAAATGTATCTGGGTATTATACCAAGACCGATATAGTTCATCTGACTGATTTAAGCGCTGAATGAAGTCATCGTTTTTTGGATGAAATTCTAAAAGGTGACTTAGGCACTGAATCGCGGAATTCATGTAACATGTGTTCCCTAAGTTAGCCAATCCTTTGTTTCCTGCTAAACTCATTATTAATTAATTAATTGAATAACTCTTTAGGTAAAAATATAACTTTGTAAAAATATAACTGTGTAAAAATAAAAGAAAGTTTAAATATGTCGTATTTTTTTTCTATGCTAAGGTATAAAATATGGGAGGAGGACTTATGCAACTTGTAGCTTATGGCGCTCAGGATATCTACCTAACGGGTAACCCTCAGATTACTTTCTTCAAGGTTGTCTATAGAAGACACACTAACTTCTCGATGGAGTCTATTGAGCAGACTATTAATGGAGGTGTGTCTACATCTTCATCATCAACAGTTACTATATCTCGTAATGGTGATTTAGTTTATAAGATTTATGTTACTAATGCGGGTAACACGAACACCACTAATGGTTCGGCAATTATCGCTGATGTTGAACTTGAAATTGGTGGTCAGCGTATTGACCGTCATTATGAAGAATGGAACCTAATCTGGAATGAATTATCTACCCCAGCATCCAAGCAAAAAGGGTTAAAATGTATGATAGGTGATTTAGGTACAGCAGGTACCCTGGATGGTACCGGTGTGGTAATGACACAATACCCTCTAAACTTCTGGTTCTGCCGTAACCCGGGCCTAGCCTTACCATTAATTGCGCTTCAGTATCACGAAGTTAAACTTAAATTTAACTGGGGTTCTACCGCCGCGAAGGGTGTAGATGGTAATGTCAAGGTCATGTGTGATTACATCTACCTTGATACGGATGAACGCCGTAGATTTGCACAGGTATCACACGAATACCTTATTGAGCAAGTTCAGAGACAATCCGCGAATGGGACAAGCAGCAACAAACTCAACTTTAACCACCCGGTTAAAGAATTAATATGGACGTCTGTACCTACAACCGGATACACTACTGCTCAACTTAAACTTAATGGACACGACCGCTTTTCAGTACAGAATGCCGAATATTTCCAGCTTAGACAACCCTTTGACTATCATACATCCGTACCCCTGACAAATTTACCGACAGCCCATCATGATGAGGGTTCATATGAAGGCGCGATAGATATATTTAGGGGTTTCAGTAGTAACGGAAGTACGGATCAAGACCAGACGATAGAAGCGCAGGACTTCCCGGCGGTTGACGCCGCTGTTACTACCCTTAAAGTTATTGTTTCGCAGGGAGGGACCACTGGAACTTTGGCAGACCGCACTGCGGCTGTCACGGCAGGCGAGGCCGAAACAGCGACAACACTAATATACTCTTTCCTGAAAACTGATTTCCACACTGACTCACTTTTTGGGCAAGACCGCGACTTTCATCCAATAGCAGGAAACGTTATAGCATTCGAAGTGGGTGGTATAGCTTCAGTGACTAACGCTGTAACCGCTGAGGACACTAGGACGATTGTTGCTACTGTCACGCAAATAGCAGATGGAGCACTTGCTGGCGGACTCACAAGCGACCTAAACTATCACATTCAGTTAGATAGATCTTTATGCGAACCAACTCTTGGCGCAGAAATAGATGGCGCTGATGACTTTACAATTAAGTCCATGGCTCTACTTACTCCTAGTCACGCTCAACACAGGGCGATATTTGCGACAGATGAGTCAGCTACATCAAAATATCAGAAGAAAATAAATATCTACTCCTTCGCCCTCAAACCGGAAGAACACCAACCCTCTGGAACCTGTAACTTCTCTCGCATAGATAATGCTAAGTTAGATTTCACAGGTACAAACCCATTAGCAACTGATTACATCTACGCTGTTAATTACAACGTTTTGCGGATCATGTCTGGTATGGGTGGTTTAGCATACTCCAACTAAAGTCTTTAACTACACTAATCTAATATAATTCCCTAATTCTAAGTTTTTATAAATTATCAAAAATAAATTGATAAAATTGTAAGGTTAATTCCTCTTAAATTTTTTTCTATGCTAAGGTATAAAATATGGGAGGAGGATTAATGCAACTTGTAGCTTATGGCGCTCAGGATATCTACCTAACGGGAAACCCGCAGATCACTTTCTTCAAGGTTGTTTATAGAAGACACACTAACTTCTCGATGGAGGCTATTGAGCAGACTTGGAATGGGGGTGCCAATTTTGGGGGTAGGGCAACGGCGACGATTTCGCGTAATGGTGATTTAGTTTATAGAATGTATATAGAAGCTGACGTTACCGGTGATGACGCCGACGGTGATATTGAGGCTAACCCCGGGTCAGCATTGATTAAAACCCTAGAGTTAGAAATTGGTGGTCAACGTATTGATAAACATTACGGACATTGGATGGAAGTCTGGGCAGAATTATCTGAAAGTGGCCCCGCCCCCCTGACGGGGACGCATGATAACGTCGCCGCGGGTACTCGCTCATTAGGTAGCGCTTTTCAAAATATGTCGGGTATGGGTGGAGTTTCTGGACAGAATGACACCACGATTCGCCATATCGATAAAATGTTTATCCCATTAATGTTTTGGTTCTGTCGCAATCCAGGACTCGCATTACCTCTTATCGCCCTTCAATATCATGAAGTTAAAGTTATAGCTGAATTTGGAGCAGCGGCCGATCTAGGAGCGGCTGTCGCTACCACAGCGCCAGACATCAAATTATGGGCTGACTATATATACCTTGATACAGATGAACGCAGACGCTTTGCGCAAGTATCACACGAATATCTAATAGAACAATTACAATTTCAAAATTCGGCGAACTCAACCACACACGAATTAAACTTTAATCATCCGGTTAAAGAACTAATATTTACCGGTGGTGTCACGGCCACCGCGACCGGGGAGGTCGGTCCATCTACTCCGGTAGCTCTGGTAAATGATACCTTCCAATTAAAATTGAATGGTCACGATCGTTTTGCCGCCAGAAACACTAAATATTTTACTAGAACACAGGTTGTAGCACATCATTCTGGAGCAGGGGGGAGAACTCTTGGCGATGGTACGGCAACGACAAAAGGAGCTGATTCTATTGGGGTATATTCGTTTGCCCTAAAACCTGAAGAACACCAACCATCCGGCACGTGTAATTTCTCCAGAATTGATAATGCTCAACTTGTTCTTGGCACTACCGACGCCCTTTACATCTATGCTGTCAACTACAATGTCCTCCGTATCATGTCGGGTATGGGTGGTCTAGCCTACTCCAATTAAGTAATAATTGTTTATTACTCCAAATAAATAAAATAAAATTAAATGATTAAAATTTTAGAATGCTCTTATTCCGTAGAGTTTCTATCAACTTTTCAAGTGTTTCTTCTAATACCTTAATTCTTTCTTCTAATCTAGCTGTATCTGATGAAACAGCTGGTTCAGTCGTTAACATTTCTTGTACATTTTGCACAACTTCTTGAGTAGATACAGGTGCTTCTTCTACAGGAGCTGGTTCTTCTACCGGTGTCTCTTCTACAGGAGCAGGTTCTTCTACCGCTTCTTCTACAGGCGCTTCTACAGGCGCTTCTACAGGCGCTTCTACAGACGCTTCTTCAACAGGTGCTGATTCTTCTTCAACAGACGCTTCTTCAACAGGTGCTGATTCTTCTTCAACAGGTGTTTCTTCAACAGGTGCTGATTCTTCTTCAACAGGTGTCTCTTCTACAGACGCTTCTTCCGTAACAGTAGATTCTTCTTCAACTACACTTGGTTCTTCTTCAACATATTCACTCATTTTATAATAAGAGAGTATAAAATAATTTTAAGTAATTAAAATTTAAATAAATAGAAAAGAAATTAAGATGGTAAATAATAGAGCTTCTTCAAAAGTTAGGGGTTCAAATTTTCTATCTTTTGATGATACCGATGACCAATTGCCGATTAATTTAGGTGCCACTTTATTGTATGCTAATTCAACCACTAAGGCTCTTAACAAAAATAAAATTACGAGCATTACTACGATGCCTACCGCCGGGACGTTTTCAGACTTCAACATAGATTTAATTTCTTTACCTCCTCCCATCATTAATGTGTGCATCATTTTACATAAGATTATATTTTATTTTAATGTTTATTTTAAGAATATAAGTTCTGTTTCTTTTTCATCCATTTCTAGGTCAAATACTTGTTTGACTGGATTCATAATTTGGTTGGTTATGTAAAACTCATAATCTAAGGCTAGTTCTTGTTCAACAATGTACTCAGGATCTTCAATCCTGTCGCCCTGTAAAACCTTTTTATCTTTAGGTAATCCTTTTCTCGGACCACTTTTATACACGTTACCGGTGTCAAATAATTTATCGTGTTCTAATACCCGATAAGCGAAGGGCATACGATCACCTGGTTTGGGTTTATTGCCGGGATCTCTTTCACCCATTCTATCCGCCAAAACTTTGTGTGCTATGGATGTAGGATTCTTATAATAACCTCTCAAAGATTTTGTAATGATAAAGTTCCTCATACTGAATTTACCATCGCGAATATCGTTTAGTGTCTCTTTGACCCAGGTAGCGGTCTTTTGTAAATCTTTATCAATCATAATCTTCTCAATAACGTTACCAAAGACATGCTTTACAATTGGAGCATTATCCCGACGCTTCAATACGATACCCATAGAATTACGACTACAGTAATTAATATCAAACTCATATTTATCCGCTACATATCGTTTCTTAGATATTAGGATGAATGGATAAAATGTTTTTTCATATTCTAAATCTTGGGGTTTGTAAATTCCCTGTTCCGGATCTTCTACAAAGGTAGGGTTCATCAAATGTTCGGTGATCCATTCACCCGCATCCTTTCCACAATCTATACAGAATTGTAATGCTTCTTTGCCTACAAGAAGAGAACCATTCTTATATCTTTGCCACTTGATAAATACAGAATCGGTATCACCGTAAATAACTTCGGGGGCCCTACAACCGTTGCTTATAGCCCACTTGGATTCATTCCACCATCTAAGTTCAACACCGTCCTTCGCATCGTAGATACGACTTCTACCGATAGACGTAGTGCATGCCGCTAATTTGTTAAAGTAAATGGGACTGGTCTTGGCACCCATTTGACCGTAGACTGAGTTAGCAACTAACTTATATGATAACTGTAATCCATCCAGAACCTTCTTCTTGAATTCATTGGTTTCATTTTTTAACCTCTTCTTAGTCGCTTTACGCTGAGTCAACAGATGTGAAACCACTTGCGGAATAATACCCATAGGTTGTCCTTTATTTCTCTTTAAGAAATGACATGTAATCTTCTTTTCATTCTCATCTATTTTTTTACTGATAGTGATTTTACCATCATCTTCAACATACTTGTAATTATCGTATTCAATGGTTTCATAGTCTACACCGGGTTCTAACCTATCCAAATATTCTTGATCTAAGATAATTGTATCGTGTGAAATATTTTTTTCAATGATAGAACTTGGATACAGGGACGCATAATCCACCACACCCACTGGATCTTCAAGATATATACCTGGTGTTGGATCTAAGACAATAGCGCCTTCGTAACCTGCTCTCGGTGGTGGAGATTCAATTTGATCTAATATGTCTTTAATGTACCATTCTTTTAGTCCGCAATATTCACGTTCTTCTATTTGATCATCTATAATTTTTTGATGTGTAGCGTCACGACCGTTATCTTGATAAAACTTAACATAATCGTGAATCTGAAAGGGTCTATTCAAAGTAGGCATACGAATATCCTTTTCATTACAACACTTAGAGATTAATGAAAAGATTTTAGCTCCTTGACCTCTCAAATAAATATATGATTGAGGAACGTAACACACGTTAGCCATCGCGATATTATTAGGTATGATGTCTAAGGCCATAGTTAAATTGATACAAAGTTCACAATCTTGAATACAGTACTTAGCGACTTCAGCCCGACCCTTAGGTCCACCTGTCTTATGCTTTTCAAAAATGTCTTGAGGTGATACATCATCTTTCATTAAGCACCATTCTATCTTGAAATACTCTGTATTAGATGGGTCCCACTTAGAACTAACTTTAGATCCATCGTCAGTTTCAATAAAACTTAGATAATCTTCTTTCAGATAAATATATGAATCGTCTGGATCTCTGTTTAATGAATGAATTTTAAATTTTTTATTATCGTCATAGTATGTTTCGCCTATATTGCTATGCAATCTTAGAGAAATAAAATCACCGTCTTTTAAATTACCAAATTCACTTGTAAATAATTTGCTCCGTCCTTTAAAACATGGCCCCTTTAACTTGGGTCGTTTCCACGATTCAATACTCTTAATCTTACCGCGCATAAAATGTGCGGCGACATTGTCCAGTTTATATGATTCTAAATTATGTCCTTTTTCTACCTCTTTTTGGAGATCATAAATAATGCGACCGTCCATGTTGATGTAACGATTATAATCGGTCGTACCGAAGGTGCTGACTTTAATTTTCTTTTCACCACATTTCTTGGAACGATGGTTCTTCCATACTACCTTGTTATTTGAGTTGATTTTACCCATATTCATAAACGCGTATTTACTGTATTTATCGTATACGTTGATACGATCTAACATGTACGAGAAATCAAATCCAAAGATATTGTAACCCGTAATATATTCAGGATCTACCTTTTTGATAGTTTCGGTCCACTTCAACAATAGGTCTAACTCGCATTTACACCGTACGACTTCAATATTGTCTAGATCGGCGCATATTTCTTCGTCCGGTAAATCATCTTCAGGGGCGATTACTAATATATGACGTTTGTATGGTTCTGTGTCACCGTAGCGATGGAATACCGTACCGATTTGAATAACTTTATCACCCTCTACTACCAGTTTATTACCACTTTCGTCGACTAATTTATTGAGTTTTTTAGTGATTTCTTTGATGACAGTATCACGTAGTTTAGTATTAATTAATTTGGTTCGGAAAGCATCACCATCAAATAATTGTATGAACGTGTCAATAGCTTCTTCTGTAGGCGATTTATTGTCTTTTGTATAAATTGAATTGATATAGATTTTATAGCTCTCAAGGAATACTTTAACTTTTTCATCAAATCCCGCTTGGACCATAAATTTGAGATATGTAGTGATCATAGTATCTAAATCACCAGTAGATTTTTCGTATAGATTCAGTATTGTATCGTATATATCTAGTGCTAACTTCTTGAAATCTTTAGTCGGTTGTGGAAAGTCACCGTGTGAACTGTCGCATTCAATATCAAAGGCGGCTATCACATACTGTGACATTGAATCGGATTCAATCGGTTTAATATTGCTAATAGATAAACCTTTCGCGTAAATATCTATCATTGGATAGAGAGTGGTAGACTGTTCATAATCGTCTTCAGTAATATCTATGTCTACCCAGTTAGCGGGTTGGATGCCCGTTTCGTGTATGAACCTAATAACCGGGTGGATGTTGGATTCATAGAGATTGCTATCACATTGTTCAAATTTATCTATGTTCATCCAAGGTCGGTAGATTCGGGGTATATTTTTGGCACGTTTTAGCGTGCTATATAACTCTCGTATAGCTTCGCTATAACAGTTCATCGCTGTATGCGACATGAATTTTAATTTTACATATTTGTATTTAATTTCAACTTTATTTTCATCGCAGCTATATCCATATAATTCTTTGAAATTATATATATCTTTATTTGTTATTTTACATATGTCGGATTTAGGGTCATATTCATATTTATTTTTGATAAACTTGTTAACACCGCTGATAACGCCATCATCATCTTTTTGTTCTATTAACTTTTTTACGTTGGATTTAGTCCATGATGCGGGTATTCTCAGATAGAAATATGGCTTGTATCCAGTAAAACTGCATACAATAGATTTATTGTCCTCTGTTTTACCGTACACAGTTATAATAATGTTCTTCTTGGTAGCATCACTACCATCTTCCATATCATCTGACAGGATATCCGTTAATTGAACTTTCATATATATTGTAGTATTATTAAGAAACATTTAAGTATTCAAAAATCAAATTTACTAGAAATTTAATATAGTCAATAGTATGGAACAACTAACTAACTTATTATTAGTCGTAGTTATAGTGGGATATGTAGCACATTATGTTATCCAAAAGTTAAATAAAACAACGGTAAAATCTGTCACCGACAATAGAGAATACGAAGTTAGAGATCTACCCGATAGCGTTGATGCGGCGAATATGTTAGCGGATATAAGTGATAAGTTAACTAAGTTAGTAGAACACGTTGTTAAAAACGACTCTGATAGAGACGGTGTGCGTCAATTAAAGAGAAATTTTAACAGTAGAAATATAATTGAAAATTCACCTGGGGGTCAGTATACGGCATACTCTGTAAATAAAGGCGAACAACTCGCCCTGTGTTTACGTGATGCCAAAGATGATACATTTATAGAATTGAATTTAGTAATATTCGTAGCTATACACGAAATCGCACACGTTATGACAGACGAGGTCGGACACACGCCCAAGTTTTGGGCTAACATGAAATATCTATTGGAAGAAGGATCCAAAATAAATATTTATGTACCCGAGGACTATTCTAAAACTCCGAAAACTTACTGTGGCCTAGAAATAAATTCTAGTCCGTATAAATTCTAGTCCATATAAATTCTAGTCCTCATATAAATAAATTATAGGGTAATTACATAATATTTATTTTATAATCTATTTATATGAGTAATCTTTCGTTGTTTGACAGTTCTACAGATAATCTATCAAAGACAAATAATTTAAGTAAGATACAGATTAAATATGTTAATAGTTCAAATAAAATAGTGTCAAAAAAAATACCTATTTATGACGACGATACATGTAAAGAAGTTTTGCTAAAATTGTCTTCATTACAACCGACCACAACGAGCGATCACATATTTGCGTGGTACAAGATAGATTCTAATATAATCCCCATCGGTTTCAGTTATCCCGCAACAAACTTAGATTTTCCCTATAAAAATAAAACATCATTAGATTCAGGTTTTATATCCGATGAAGGTTATCGTATTTTAGTAATAATAGACAAAACACCGTTACACGATTTAATAGAAAATCACGAAATAAAAACATTATTTTATACTACTATTCATGACTATTTAGAATACATGGGCTTAAATCCAAAAAAAGTTATAACCGATGATATATGCAAAAAGTCAACCAAATTTAGTTGTAAAGATTTATATAATGGTAAATTAGTTAAGTATTGGCCGTCGCTATCTCAAGAACAAATATATGCTGTTAGTGAGGTTAGTAAAGATAAGATAACATTAGAGAGATTGTTCGTTAAGCAGATGCTGTATCAAAGTGATATAGTGTACGGTAACTTCAAATTAATATTACCCGAAGAATTTGACATACAATTATTATCTCTATCAAACGATGACGATGATAATATAGTTCATTTAACTAGGTTGTTTTCTGATATAAACTTGGGTGAACAAGATAAATTAAATATATCTATCCCATTTTCTAAAATTACTATGGACGATTACACTACTCGCTATTGTAAATTATTGAAAGATGCTATATCGGTTAATGCTATACCGGTTAATACTAGTTCTGTTAATGTTAGTTCTGTTAATGTTGGTTCTGTTAATGTAACCGTGGATAAATTTAACAAATGGTTTAAAAATCAAGTAACCACGTTACCTAGCACAATACTACGATTCATGGATGAAAAAAATACCGTGTGTTTTAAATTATTTGGCAAATCATCAGATACATCATCTTTACTAATATATTCAACGGGTTTAACTAAATTATTATTATCGGGAAAATCTACGTTTATATCATCTAGTTATGTGAATGATATGGTTATATATGCCAATACCTTTATTGAATTTTTAAATAAAGGTAAGATATTTAGTGATAAACCCATAAAAAAATTAGATTCCAAATACGAAAAGTCTATTACATATTCTACCGTCCAATTTATTTATCCTATAAAAAATTATAAGCAAGATGTTTTAGTTAAATTAATCAAAAATATGAACTCTTTTATACGTTTTAATAAACTGCAGGGTAATAAAATTTCGTGTATTTACAAAAAAATAAATCAATACGGACAGTCTATAACGAATGTAATTAATTCATTGCAAAAATCTAATCGTGGGTTAACCAAAGATGATATTATAAGCGAATTAGTAGTCATGTTTAATATAAGTCAAGACGAAGCCTTGGATGAATATGAAAACTGGGAGTCAGACCCAACACAGACATATTTTAAAGGACAAGAAGAAGGTACCGAATTTATAATAGATCTAGTAGGAATAAATGTCAAAGTGGATGTAATCGGGGCAACCAGCTATCGCATGTTGGGTAGGATTTATCATTTGTTAAATTTTATCATGAATTATTACGAAATATATATATCATCTAAAAAAGATCCTCATAAATTAATCTCTAATAAAAAAGATAACAGTGTTATCGATGATATAAACGATCTAGAGATAGAACAGGCTATAACTATACAGAGTCAAATAGAAGAATCTGTAGAGTTGACCTCAGTAGAGGCGGAGGAACGTAGATTAAGTGTAATTAACGATGCTGACGAGTCAGTACTAAATGAAACAGTACTAAATGAAACAGTACTAAATGAAACAGTAGACGAAGAACTTGTTATACAAGATAAAATAGATTCTGCTAAAAGTAATGATTCTGCTAAAAGTAATGATTCTACACTGCGTTTATCCAGTGCTGAGAGCAGTTTAGCAGACTCAGACGATTTTTCTATGGATCGTCTAGATGATAGCGATAGTTCTGGTGGCTATAAGGAAGGAGGTTATAAGCAAGAAGGCGGTTATAATGTTAGTCGTTATTATCTAAACCGTTTAAAAAAATATGATAGCGAAATATTTAGCAAGCAACCGAACATTCAACGCAAAAATAGTTATCCAGTATCGTGTGGTGCTCAAATAGGTCGTCAACCCGTAGCCATAACAAAACAAATGTTAAATAAGTATAATGAAACGGATGAGGGAGACGGAGTTTCATTCGCTAAAGCGGTGAATATACCCGGCAGAGATCCCGATACATATTATATATGTCCCAAGTTTTGGGATATAAAAGATGAAAAACCCTTGGACCCTTCAAAACAGCATGATTTCAAGGATTTTGTAGTTGACAATAAAATGACCACTTCACAAAAACAAAATACCGATAACTATATACTAGTTAGAGATGAACGTGGATACTGGGACCAATCGGGTAATGATGTAGATAGATACCGTATTGAATTATTAAAAGGTTGTCATTCTAAATACGATCTACCCTGTTGTTATGCTGGTTCTAAAAAATTAGTTAAGGGTTGGGAAGTGGATGTTCTGGTCAATATAAGCGATAAATATCAGTGGAAATTAGGGACAGTCGTATCAGTAACTAAAGAAACCGTAAAAGTGCGCCTGGGTGGTACGGTTAAAGATTATCCAATAGGTGATGTACGTAGGCACCGATCTAATAATGCATTAGTCAGTTCATTTCCTTTGGATATAGATGCCTACGGTTACATCCATCCGACTATCAAGGATTTTATTAATCAAGAAAATGAATCTACCAATTTCAGTGGATTAATCAGACAGGGTATTTTTAGAGCCAACACTAACGGAGACCAATCTTTATTAGAATCATTTACCGCTATATTTAGTGATAGAAACACTACGACTAATATTCTGTGTAAAAATATTATTTATGATCTGAAGGTATTATACAAGACTAATACTGCTATTATTCAATCTATCGCTAATGGTGACTTTATTAATAAATTTAAAATGGATATTATAGATTTTCCACATAATAAAACCGTCCAATTTTTAAATTACGTTAAAAAAAAATATATATTCGTCAATAAAAACATTAAACGCTTACAGACTGCTCGTAAAAATAAAAATATGAAAGTATTTTCACCTAGCGAAATTTTTGTAGAAATACTCAAGAAAGGTTCGACCAATGAACGGTTGCTACTTAATAATGAAATGAATATATTTTCATCTATAGTTCAATTTGAAAAATATATTACCGATAAAAATGAATTCATCGTAGATGAATATATGATACCTGTTATTATTACTATAGCTAAATATCCGTCTACAACTATAGGTAAAGTATATTCTAAATTATCTATTGTTGTATTTGAAAAAGTAGGCGAAGACATTATCTTATCGCCACCATTAGGTGGATTTAATAATTTGTCTGATTCGCTAATGATATTATACAAAGAAGATAGATATTCATATGAACCCATACTTTATCGTAAATGGGATACCAGTATAGGTAAATTTATTTATTCGGGTATAATACATGACGTCCCTGATACCGATAAATTTTATAGCGAGCATATTCACTTTAAGAATATTACCACGGTGCTACAAAAAAAAATAGATGAATATATAAATAAAAATATCGTTGTATCTAGATTGCTCAACGTGGATGATTTAGAGTTATTAATGAAAACACACGATATACCTATTATTAATTATATTTATGATTCTTATTCAAAAGTCATCTATATTCAAACTCATAAAAAT